CATTAGCTTGTTCAAATGTTCCACTTAGTTTAGGGTAGGGTGCAGTTTTTGAGATACCAAAAGAGCAAGAGACCTCTTTTTGCGATGTAAATTCATTAGACCTCAGATTAGTAAAGTCCTGAGGGGTTTGGTACTGTAAACAGGGTGGAACATTTGAACTGATTAATATTTAGACAACAAATACACATTAATAATAATATAATATATCTATATAATATAAGGACTTCAGACCCTTACCACCCCCCACTTATCCACAGCCCCTGTGGATAAATCTGTTCCACTCGTCAACTTACACAGACTTTTACCTTGAACAGAATGTTGAACAGCGTAACTCATTGATTCTAAAGGCTTGTGCAAGGTCTTGTTCAACATTTAGCAGTTCAAAGAAATACATGTAAACGCTTAGTAGACCTATTAAAGCCCCTCATAACACTTATTGTAAACCCGTACCTTACCTATTAACTCCTATCCAAAGACCTCACCAGGAGCCAATATGTAATCCGTTATTTCACATATTAGAATAAAATTTTAGGATTGAGACAAAACCGAGACAAGACCCCATTTGATAATATAGCAACTTTAAGTTGACAAGTAGCTATATAATGATATAGAGTAGAGGGGAAATATAAGTAAAAATAAACATGGAGAAAGAGCCTGACTTTTTTACTACTTAATCGTCAACCTTATGAAAGCAAAATTAATTAACTATAAAGAGAGGTAACATCATGAAATTTATAACTACACGGGTAGACAATCAGACATTGTCTGACTGCCAAGTTGAAGTAAGAGAGTTCAAAGATTTGGAACATGCAAAGGCAGAAATATTAAGAGAGATTAAAAAAGATTTTCCCCATAGCGTCCTCCATGGAGAAGAGGAATGGGGACTTGAAAGACCTAAATGGACTACTAATACTATTCAGGGTTGGTCTTATTCTTACAATGAGGAGGACGCTATTTTTTATGGAGTAATGGAGTATAACTCTGCCATAGAGGGAATGCTTTTTTGTTGTAATGTTTGCGAAGTCAATCCCTGTATCCCCAATAGCGATAGTTTTTATGAAATAGAAGAGGCTATCGCAGAGGCAAAAGCACACGACAGTTTGGATAATAGGGAAACCGATTGGGACGAAGTAAGAGAGGGTTTATCGACCTTTGACGGTGTTGGAGCAGTTGGTGAGGCTACTCATATGTATATTCCTAAATCTAAATGGGAGGTAACATCATGAAACACCAAGAAACTGATAAAGATGTAGAAATTGTTGAGGCTAATCATTTTCAAACAGGGGAATATGCAGATAGTTATGAAGATGTAAAAGAGAGATTTGAGGGCGAGATGTACCACAAGCAGACCATTAATTATCAAGGCAAACAAGTTGAATACGAAATATTTTGTATGCCCTATGATGACGGAGTCCATATCGAGTATCAGGATTTTATAGACAAGGAGATATTAGAGGGAGGATTTTGGGAAAAGACAAGGCAAGAATGGGAAGACATTAACTATGATTATCAAGGCGTATTTGAAGAAATCATAGCTGACCAAATTCAATACTTAACTAAGGAGGTAACATCATGAAAGGACTCAAGATTGATAGGGACGACATGGTAGATACAGACGGAGTAGAGTACGAGGACTACTCTGCAACATTTAAAGGCAAAGAAGTAGTCGTAAGAGTTGGGATCGAAAGAAAAGATAGGGGCGAGGTAGACATCAAAAGGTATTGGAATGATATTCAAATTATTGAGGAGGTAACATCATGAGCGATAGAAAAAATACAACACTAGATATATTTGATTACATAATGGAAAGGGATTCTGATATCGGCACAAATATCCGAGAGACTTACCCCTCTTCAATCTGTATAGAAAAAGATGGAGTTATTTATTTATTGGCAGACGATTTGACTATGAGTAATGATGAGTCTGTTAAAAACTTTAAAATTACAATAGAGGAGGTAACATCATGAGTAAGAAATATATAGCAGATGTATCAAGCGTATATGGAGTATCAGAACACGACAAAAAGTATCTAAATAACTGCTCAGATGATGAAACAAAATTATGGCTAGTTGAACAAGTAATGAATGGCAACATAATTTTAGTCGAATGTTCAGCAGAAGACGAGGAGGTAACATCATGAGTGAAGAAAAGACAACAGAAATTCGACCACACAAATGGTCATCATGGGGTATCGAAATATATTCCAGAGAACGAGAGGGCAAGACCGAACACGCCTACATCATAGATGAGCAGAAGTGGGCATGGATTGGGATTGAGGGGGACTACGAATTAGTGCCTGTTGACCAACACCCACTCATCGCCCCACTCTTTGCAGACCCCGATGACACGACCTCAATGTGCTTTGTGATTGACGGGCATAGTATAGACAACGGGGCAGACGGGGGAAATATAGAAATACAGTTCCTCGAACAACATTTGAAGACCGAGTACGCCACACTCTATAAGAAAGTAGACCAAGAGGAACATGACCTAGTATCTGAGGGCGATATTGACCGAAGTATATTAAGTGAAATGGGGTTCAAAGATGTCGATGACGGATTCCGACACGTTATTCAATTCAACCAACGCAAATTAGGAGAATAATTATGAGCCACCATGCACACGAAGAATCAATGGCAAGACGAGAGGAAGACCGACTGGAAGAAATCTATCTACAACAGTTACACCAAGACCATGAGTTTATGGAGGGGGTATATGCCTCGATAGATGACGACAGGGTAAGGCAAGACTTGATTAACAAACATTATTTTGGAGAGTGAAGATGACACATAAAGTAATGAAGAAATTTAAGATTTATAGTAGTGAGACAGTTCTCTATGAAACTATCGTAGAGGCAGAAAGTGAAGATGAAGCTTATTCTAAGGTAGAGCTTAATGAATTAACTGATGAGGTCGATAGAGTAGGGTATCAAACTGATGACATAAAGGAGGTAAAGTAATGGATACATGGGACGATATGGGATATGACGAGGACGACAATGATATTAATGTCGTGGTCGAGTATGACGCAGAGTATCAACCTGCTGAAAGAGATGTAGGCATTATGAGTGGGGGCTATGCAGTAGGTATTTGTGGGGCGACCATTGAAGAAACAGGAAAACCTTATGACTACAGTAGCAATGAAGAGGAGAGGTGGTGCGAGAAGATAGCTGAAAACTTAGGGGGGTATCGTGATGAATACTAAGAAACTTAAAGCCTGGGATAGCAGTAAGATCCCCGATGAACCTTACGAGAGTAAGAGTATGCAAGATTGGTTAGCTGTGTTGCAAGGTCATGATGTACCTGAGTGTGAGCCAAACAACAGAGCGTATGCTGAGGCAGTTAGATTTGGAATGATAAGTAACAATCATGGTGGGGTAGCACCCCCAACTTTAAAAGGAGAGTACATCTATGAGAGAGACGGAGACATTGATGAGTTTAATGCACGACTAAAAAAGGAGGCAGAGAAATGAGTGAAGAAGATCTGTTTTGGTACATACCTGAAGTATATGCACCTCAACCAAGAAAGACAAAAGAGAAAGCAGAAAAAACAATTGATGATTATATAGGAGAAGACGATGAGCAAAATCTTGGAGACTGCTGAACATTCAAAACAAAAAGGAGAATGGCTATGAGTAAACAAATGATTTTCCCATTCTATGACATGTGGGGAGCAATGGATGTAGATGTAGAATTTGAGGGCATGCACCCTGATAAAACAATAGATTTTAATATCTGGGAAGAACCGAGTTCTGGAAATAAGTTTATTAGTTTTTATGGTTGGGATAAGAAATATAACCAAGTGGATTCTAGCAATTCGCTAGGGTTCTATGAATTAGTGGAGGTAAATGATGAGTAAATGGGAAGTGCAAACATACACACTTTGCGAGGGGTGGAAAAATCTTTGGACTGTTGATGGACAAACAGAAACCTTTAACTCACATAAAGACGCAGAGCATAGTGTAAAAGAACATCTTAAAGACTGTCTTGAAGATGGAATAGAAGAGGATAAATATAATTATCGGATAATAAAAAAGGGAGAGAGCAATGAGTAAAGAAAAGATAGATTATGTAGAGCAAGACATATACGATTACTTTGGGGCTGACCGAGAGATACACAAGACCTCCCGTCATGACTTACTCGGAGTGATCGGAGGTATGAGTGGGATACTAGAACTCTTATGGCATAAGCAAGTTACCCCTGAGATAGCATTCAAAGACTTTAAGTCTTGGCTCAAGGAAAGACAAGAGCACGATGACTTACTTGACATGACTGAAGAAATCCCTGATACTAATATTCCAATTAAAAAACACGAGGTGGAACATGCCTAAAAAAATACTTAACGCAGAAGATGTAGACTTTGTTTATATTGAGAATATAACTTTTGGTGTAGTCATGAAAGACGACAACGGCACTGACCTAACCGTAAGTGAAAGTGAAATACAAATGGATTCTTTTTCTCGTGAGCAACTTGCTGACAATGTAATGGCACATATTCAACAAGGTAAGCCAGTGGATATAATAGGCGAGAACGAGGACACTATTACTTTTGAACCCGACATGACAAATATAAGGGAGACAGACTAATGGAACACCATTTATTTACAGACATTAGCAGATTGCTCAAGGATTTTGTAGTCTTGTTGGATAAACACAGTATAGGTAATGAAGAAACTATTGAGGCCAATCGGATCATTGAAGAACTTACCTATGTATTAAAGAACAAAGAATTAGTAGATACAATAGAAACACAGATTGTAGAAGAGGAACATAAACAAATGTCTCAGGATATTGCCGACGAGATTTTATCTCACGGCTGTCCGAATGGCAATTGTGATGTGTAGTAGAGAGGTAGTAAATTTTTTATAAACTAAGGAGAAAGTGAAATGACATTAAGCAAACAGCAACAAACCACACTTGGATCATTAGTGGTAATCGGAATATTCGGGGGACTAATTTATAATGCCTCTGAACAGAAACATACCCCAACGGCAGTTATGGAGAACGCACCGTCTCTTCCTATTATCTTGCCCGTGGCTGAAACACAGTTACCCCCTTTAACAGAAGAGAGTATAACAACTGTGTTGAATCAAGATTGGAGTGCGTTAGAACCTGATGGCATACCTCTATTAGAGATTGCCCCAGTAGAAAACGCTGAACTTCCACCACTAGTGTCATAGTGGCAACCCCTGAAAAGAAAGTAAAACAGAAAGTATGTGCCAAGCTTAAGGAACTTGGTGCATATTATTTCTATGCCTCAACAGGAGGATATGGGGCGAGTGGTGTCCCTGACATAGTCGCTTGTTATAAGGGAAACTTTATTGGGATCGAGTGTAAAGCAAACGGTAATACCCCAACGGCTTTACAAAACAAACACTTATACAATATTAAAAAGGCACAAGGATATTCAATGGTCATTGATGAGACAGACATAGACGCATTAGAATTATTCTTAGGAACATTATGAACGACAATGTAAATAAACCTGCACACTATACTAAACACAAGTGGGAAGTGATAGAGATATTAGAAGAGTTTTTTCACAGTGAACCATTACTGTGGCAATGTGGGAAATATCTTTTCAGATGTCTATACAAAAATAACCTAACAGAAGATTTACAAAAGATGATATGGTATGCAAACAAACGAATAGAAAAGGAAAATAATGAAACCCGAAGAAAAAGAAGACGCAATAAAATTAATTAAAGAGTGGCAAAAGAAACGACCAAACTTTAGCCGAACAAAATTAGCAGAGGCAACGGGAGTAGCTTACTCCACCTTACTAGAGTTTGATAAACAAGGACTGATCAACTTACCTGAGAAAAGACACACCACTAGAAAAAATACTTCGTGGGCTAGACATGGACTACCGAAAGAATGGCCGACGAAATAGATGTAGCTAATGCTGAAGTCGAGGCTCGACTTAAGTTTACCCTTAAGACAGTCAACACTTCAATTGAAGAGAATGATACTGGCAAATGTATATGGTGTGGCACTCCCGTTCCAGACAAAAGACGGTGGTGTACATCACAATGCAGAGATGAACATACTAACACCTATAAACTATAAGGAGATTGTTATGAAAGAAGATAAGTTACATGATATATCTGATAGAGATATGAAAGTGTGGGGGTATTTTATACGCACTCTTGCTATGGGTATAGCAATATATCTTACACTAGAATTGTTTGCTTGAAACCAATTAGTACAGTAAAAAAGAAGTGCCATGTGTGTGGCAGTCCCGACGCTAAGTTTTTTTTTAAAAAGTGGTATTGCTCACACGACATGCACCTACAAGGTGTGTGCAAAAATAATAAAACGAAAGGAACAAAGTGCAAATAGTAACGCTTGACTTTGAAACATTTTACGCAAAGGGCTACGGCCTACGCAAGTACACAACAGAAGAATACATACTGAACCCTCAGTTCCAAGTGATCGGAGTAGCGATTCAGATAGACGACGGAAAGCCCGTGTGGAGCACGGGAGAACAAGCATCAAAGTCTATCGACTTGATTGACTGGAGGAATTCAATGCTCATCTGTCATAACACGCAGTTTGACGGGGCGATACTTAAATGGGTCTATGGCCACGAGCCAGTAGCCTACCTCGATACACTTTGCATGGCAAGAGCCAAGCATGGAGTTGAGGCTGGAGGTTCACTTAAAGCATTAGCCGAACGCTATCAGATAGGCGAGAAAGGAACGGAAGTCCTACAAGCATTAGGTATGCGACTCGAAGACTTTCCCGAACACCAACTGCGTCAGTATGGCGAGTATTGTAAGAACGATGTAAGACTAACCTACGACCTATTCAAAATCCTATCTAAAGGATTCCCCTTACCCGAATTGAAGCTCATTGATATTACACTTAGGATGTTCATACTACCTATATTACGCGTCAATGATAAATTACTAGAAGAAAGACTCAAGGAACTAAAAGAAGAAAAGACCTTAATGTTAAAAGGGTTAATGGAAACCTTAAACTGTGACACCGAAGAGGCAGTTAGAAAGAAGTTAGCAAGTAACATACAGTTCGCTAAGATATTAGAAGACATGCACATTCCTGTGCCAATGAAGGTATCCCCTACTACCGAGAAAGAAACCTACGCGTTAGCTAAGACTGACGCGGGGTTCATTGAGCTACAAGAAAGTGACAACCCTATACTGCAAGAGTTATGTGCAGTCAGACTAGGCACGAAGTCTACGATAGAAGAGTCACGCATACAAAGATTCATAGACATTGGACTAAGGAATCAAGGACGCTTACCTATCCCACTTAAATACTATGGCGCTCATACAGGTCGGTGGAGTGGTATGGACAAAGTAAACTTCCAGAACTTACCGAGTCGTGATGTTAAAAAGAAAGCATTAAAGAATGCA